TCAAGCAGATTTTACACTTGACACTATTGCACCGGGAACATATAATTTTGTAATTACAGATATTAAAAGTAATACTGGTAATATAATTGCATCATCAATAACTACACCTGTAGTAATATCCGGAGGATCATCTACAGCGGTATTAGATCATTATAATAATGGTTCTACTACATATATTATTACATTAAGTAATTGGTCAACTACATCAGTTACAACATTAGATGTATGGGTTTCTAATAGTAGTAATTATTCTAATAGTGTATTTCTAAAAACAACAAATACAATAGAAAATAATGCAGGAGTTTATACAGCAACATTTACAAATATATTTACAAATAATTATTATTGGATAACATTAAAAAAAACAAGTCCAGTAGTAAATATAGAAATAACTATACCAATTATAATTACAAATAATCCTAATTTTTCATTTTCATTAAGTAATATAACACATACAGGTCCATATAATATAATTTTAAGCAATTGGGCGAATATATATACTAACAATATACCAGTATTATATGTATTTGCATATACTCAAAGTGATTTTAGTGATACACCAATTCGAATTGCAAATATTAATACATCATTAATCGTAAATAATGCTGGAGTATATTCTATTCCATTAAATTTTGAATTTTACATTGATAGAAATTATTATTTAAGTGTAAGTGATTCAGTTGATTTTAGTAAAATATTTAATGTTGAATTAACTAATAATATTGATGTATTAACAATTACTGCAACAATATCACCATTATCTGGACTTACAAATTACGATAATATATTTACAATTACATTATCTAATAGTGAATCGTATGATTTAACAGATTATTTAGTAACTTGGAATATATTTACTGCAGATAATCCAGAAGGTACTGATGCAACATTAATTACTTCTGCTACACTTAATAATAATCAAACGTTAGTTTTTACATATGATCCAGTAAATTTATTATCAATATATTTTTGCGTAGGTAATACTTCTACTATTACACCAACTGATTTTACATCTGGTTATATATCTAGATATATAACTGATTATAATTTATGGTCAGATGAACAAGATTCACAACAATTATATAATTCAAATAATATGAAATTTTTATTAACTAGTAATATAAAATTTACATCAAATTACTTTGAATCAAATCAATTAGTAATATCAAATAAAATATCTAAAAAAATAGAATTATCAATAATTGAACCAAAATTTAACATTTTACCAAAATTTAAGATTTTACCAAAAATATAAAATATTTAATTAAATTATAATTCCTAATTTAATTTAATTGATATATATTAATGTCAACAATATCTATATCGTCATCTTCTTTAACTACTCGAATAAATCAAAATAATACAATCATAGTTACCATTTTAGATTCAAATAATACAGGAATATCAGGAGAAACAGTTACCTTGACAGATAATAATAATATAACTTATCAAAATCCAACAGATAATTCAAACGGAACATATACTTTTACAGTAACGAGTACAACCGCTGTAGTATTAACGTATATAGCACATGATGGAGATTTGACAAGTAACCCTGTTAGTGTTGCATATACAACAATAACACCTATAAGTATAATTATTGATACACCCGTATCTTTTTTAGATGTATCATTTAGTATCTCTCAAGAGATAAAAAATGGATTAAATGTTCCATTAAGAATACCTGGTTTACAAGGATGGTATGACGCAACAGATACTGCATATATTATAAATAATGCGAATGATGTATCAATTTGGCAAGATAAATCTGGAAATAATAATCATGCAACTGTAAATGATTTAGAAAATAGACCAGTATTACAATCAAATGGAAGTATTTATTTTGATGGATCATCACAATATTTTAATTTACCTAATAATGCATTACCATTTAATAATAGTTCATACACAATAATTTCTGTCTTTACTAGTGTTGTATCAGGAGGTATAATTACTGGAGGTAATGGTAATTGGAGTGTTACAGGTGGTGTAAATTCATTAGATGTAATAGATGGTTCAAATAAAGTATCTAGTATATGGTCATCGAATAATATTCAATCTAGTATGACATACAATTCAGGTCCTAATATTGTATATACTGATTATTTATCTGGTAGTAATAGAAATTTAATATTAAATATACAAAATGTAAATACAGATCAACCAAATACAAGGGTACAACCAAATACAAATAATACAATTGGTTATTCTACTGCCAATGGATATTTAGAAGGATATTTAAATGAAATTTTGATTTTTAATCGTGTATTAACAACAGAACAAAAACAATTAGTAGAAGGATATTTATCATGGAAATGGAGTATAACAGGATATTTACCATGGAGTCATCCTTATAAATTTAAACAACCATCAATGATTCCAGAATATGTAAATGATCCATTATCATATAACGATATTGTATCTTGGTATGATTTATCTGATTTTGATAGTGTAAATATAAGTAGTGGTAATTATACTGTAGATACCATTTACGATAAAAATAATAATACAAATGATTTAAATATTCCAAGTAATACATTACCAAAATTTGTATTTAATCAAGGACTTTTATTAGATGGTACAACGTATTTAATGAATGATAGTTTTGTACAAAATTTAGATGAATTTACTATTTATATTGTATTTGATCAAACAACATCAACAAATAATGCAGGAATAATAGGTTTTATTTCAAATACAAATAATGATGCAAGTGTTGGAGGTTTGAGTTTTAATACAGGAGTTTCTCCAAATAATTTTAAAGTTTTAAATACAAATATAAATATAACACCAACAAATACAAATAATAATACAAATATTTATGCAATTACATGTAAAACTAATATAATTAATGTTTATTATAATGGTGTATTAAATGGAACACAAACAATTACATCAACAAATGGGTCTTCTACGCAATTTATATTAGGATCACGATTTATAAATAATTCACCAACAAATGGTTTAATTGGATACATTAAAGAAGTTATTATATATTCTAAATTACAATTAACAGGTATTAGACAAGAATTAGAAGGATATCTTGCATGGAAATGGACATTACAAAATAATTTACCAGGTAATCATCCCTATAAATATATACCTTATGGTGTAACTAATAAAATATTATCTCCGATTAATTTAAATTCTAATAACCTACCGCATATATGGTTAGATGGTAATGATTTATCTACTATTAATAATTTAACATGGAAAGATAAATCATCTAATCGAGATGATATGACATATACAGGTACTAGTATTAATATTGATTCTACTAAAATACCAAATATGAATAGTATTAGGTTTACTGGAGATGGAAAATATTTTATAAATAATTATGCAATAAATGTATCTAATTATTCAATAGCAAGTGTATTTTTTATGGATTCGGATGTCATTACAAAAGGACGAATATTATCTTATACTAATACAGGAACAAATGATTATGATAATATATCGTCAATTGGTATAGGTCATTATGCTACAAATCAAATTTGTTTATATTACAACGATACAAATTCAACACCAATTACATTAATATCAAATTCATTTAATATGATAATTTATATTTTAGATGGTCCTACAGATAATCTATATGGATATTTAAATGGAACTTTAGTATCAACAAATAATTTAAATATAACAATAAATACTACAAAATTAAATATTGGTAATGATGGAAATAGTCAAGGATATACATGGAAAGGATATATAAATGAGGTTGTATTATATCCAAATAGTTTAAGAAGTAGTGATCGACAAATATTGGAGGGATATCTTGCATGGAAATGGCAAATAAATTCATTGTTACCTAATAATCACCCTTATTATAATTTATTACCAATTATAACAACACCATCTTTTCAACCGACAAATATACAAGGTTTAGATATTTGGAATGATGCATACAGTTTAATAAATCTTAATGATGGTGATACAATTCCAATCTGGTATAATAGTAATACAAATTCAACAATTCAAGGTAATTGTAATGAAACTAATCCAATATTTTCTAGATTTGGATTTAATGGTCAACCAACTGTAACTTATTCACCAACTTCTTATACAGTATTACAAAATACAATTAATCAAAATACATATGATACACAAAATTGGACATTTATGGGTATTTCTCGATATACTAATGGTCAACGTGGTAGAGTTTTTTCATCTTATGGTAATACATTAATAATAGGATATTATGATAATAATAAAAATGTATTATATTTAGGTTTTCAATGGTTATATTATGTAGGATCAGAATTTACTTATACTCCAGGAGATACTAAATGGGATAATTATGTCTGGGCTAAAAATTCTGATAGTACTCCTTATAAATTTAGTAATTATGACTTAAATTTAAATCCAAGTAATACAAATACTAATAGAAGATTAATAGGTCTTTCATATAATTATGAAGAACCAAGTGATTGTCAAATTTCAGAAGTATTAGTGTATTCACAAGGACTACCTTTATACTATATACAAAAATTACAAGGATATTTAGTATGGAAATGGGGTTTACAATTTAATTTATCAACTAATCATCCTTATAAATACACGCCTCCTGATAAAGATGAAACCGTATTTACTCTCAAATTAATTGGATGGAAATCAAATATACCAATAAATACATTATATATATTAGATACAATATCTGGTAATTTATTAACATCAACAACTAATTTTTATGGCAATGATTTTATTGGATATTTCAGTATATTTGCATATAGATTTATAAATTCTCAAAATTATTTAACAATTTCTGATACAGATGATATGTCTGGTATATTTAATTATGAAATACCAACACCACTTATAGTAAATCCACTATTAACATTAAAGGTAACTGCAGTAGATAATGTGAATAACTGGGCGTATAGTAATGTTGCAAAAACATTTTCTTTTAATTTGTCATCATATTATGAAGGATATACTGTAAATTATACTGATTATTATTCAAATATATATGTTTATTATTCAAGCGATAATAATTATACTAATTTAATATCAACAAATATTACAAATATTACATTAATAAATAATGTAATTACTTTTACTGTTTCTTTTAATCCAACTATAATAACATCACCTATTTATTTTTATTTTGGTTCAAATTCTAATGTTACTTTATTAAATATATTAAATAGTGCAATTTCAACAGTTTATGTATTTTTTAATAGAGCGTCATTAACATGTGAATTAGATCATTATCCATATTTCAATAATTTTGTAGCATATACTAATTTACCATCTCAATTAAATTTTAGTGGTAATTCTATACTTTTTATTTATTATAGCAAAAATGATCCAACTTATTCTAATAATGTATATGCTAATCAAACATATGGCACTAATATAGTAAGTGGTAGTTACGGTGGAGGTGGTTTTACTATAACATTTCCTTTACCCGATACTGGAAAATACTATTTAACTCTATCTAATAAACCAAATGGATCAACCAGAACTATCAACGATATTAATATAAATATAGCATTACCAATTACAGCTAATTTAATAAATTTTGGATTAAATAAATTTTATGGATTTTATGAACTAAATAGTTATGTTGCAACCATTGGTACATATAATGGTGGTGTATATCCCTTTACAAATGTTCGAATATTTTATAGTACTAGAGTACCTATATCAGATCAAGATTTAACTGAATTACAAGGTAGTCCATTTACAATTCAAGTAAATAATTCAATTAAAACGTGTAATTTTTATTTTAATAATACAATATTACAATTACCATCAGTTTATTTTAATTTTACATCAAATGAAGCTCAAGTTCCTCCTTTAAGTACATTTACAACATCTTCTTTAATTTCTTGTTATAATAAATCAACATTAACATTTACCTTAGATCATTATAATAATAATTCAATAGAATTTATATTAACTGCAAATAATTGGTCTACATCATTAAATGCAATGTCACCATTGAAATTATATATATTAGATAATAATAACATTAGCATAGGATATCCAATTATATCTGTTCCTATAAGTCAAAATAATGGAATTTTTAGTGGAATATTTTATTTTGATTTTAATGTATTAGATACTGGAACTTATAAATTATGTGTAACAAATACAGATTTAGATTCTTTAGAAATTAATTATATTATACCTACCCCAATTAGTGTAAATTTAATAATACCTCATTTTATTATAAAAAATAGTCAATATACTAATACTCAAACAACACCCTCTAATGGATTTTTAATTAGTCAAATTCCAGGTGTTAAATTATGGTTAGATTCATCTGATATATCGACAATTGTAAAAACAGGTAATGCAATTACACGATGGAATGATAAAAGTGGAAATGCAAATAATTTTAATGTTGTTAATGGTTCACCTACATATGTTGATTCAACATCTGGAATATTAATTAATGTAGGTGATACTATGGCATCAACCAATATAATAACATTTAATCAAACTACTGCTATATTTTATGTTGCAAAATTAGCGAATACTACTGGTAATCAATATATATTATCTACTTCAGCAGGAGTAGAATATAGTATTCGATATATTTTAACAACATTAGGGGGGGGTAATACTGTTAATGATATGTCAAATAGTTATACAGTTAATGGGGTACCAAATGGTAGTGCAAATTATACTCAATATCATTTAGTTGATTGTTTAGTAAATGGCGCTAATTATGATATTTTTTACATACCTTCATTTAATGGAAATATAAATGAATTATTAATTTTTAATTTTTTAACACCGTCTCAAATTCAATTAGTAGAAGGATATCTCGCATGGAAATGGAATTTAAATGCCCAACTACCTGCAAATCATCCGTTTTATAATATAAATCCTATAATATCACAACCAATTATAACACAAAAGTTTTTACCATCTCAAATACCTAATAATGTATTATGGTTAGATGCACAAGATATTTCTACAGTTATTATATCTTCTGGTAATATAACACAATGGAATGATAAGAGTGGATCTGGAAAAAATGCAATAGGAGTAAATTCTCCTACATACGGTACAGATAATGGCATTTTATTTGATGGAACAAATTCATTTACACTACCTAATGGAACATTACCTGTTGGAGATAGTTCATATTCATATTTTATTGTTGCAGATATAGACAGTTATAGTACATCTAGTTTAATATCTGGTGGTAATAATGCAACAACTAATTCAGGAATTTTAATAACAGCAAATGGTTTTAATATTAGTACAGATTGGACTAATAATGAATTAATAAGTAATTATGAATTTACACCAAATACTAGATTTTTAATAGAATCATTTTATACTTCAGGTGGACAAAGATCAATGTATTTTAATAGTAATTTTGATGATTCAGATACTCCTGGTGTTGCGAGAACACAAACAAATAACAATAATTTAATTGGAGATACATTTGTCGGTGAAATTTATGAAATTATTGTATATTCAAGAAATTTAAATCAATATCAAAGACAACAAATAGAAGGATATTTAATGCAAAAATGGGCAATTCCAATTTTAAATATTTTACCATCCGATATAACATCTTTGGCAGTATGGTTAGATGCAACAGATCCAATTGCAGATGGTACAATATTAGATACTAATACTCCTATTAATACATGGTATGATAAAAGTGGAAATGATAATAATTTTACATACTTTAATGCAAGACCGAGATACAAAAATAATTTATTCGGAAATTTACCAGGATTAGATTTTAGTAATCAAGCTGGATTTACTTCTAGTGCATTTCCTTATACAATTGATTTAACAATTGCAGTGATAGTTAATGTTCAAAGTATTCAAGATAATATATATACTTGGGGTAATTTATTTTATCATGGTAATAAAGATGTAAATTTTTCATTGAGAAGATATGGTGGATATGCTATTATTGAACTTGAAGCTTCTGGTACCCATAATCTGGTAGAAGATCAAAAATATTGGTTACAAAATGAAACATTATTATTTTATGGTACTATTACTGCAGGTACAAATGTAGATTTTAATATGATATCATCCTCATTATCATTTAATTTAAAGAGTGTAGTACCACAAAATCTCAATAATAATGGAACATATACTGCATTTGTAGGAACTAGTGAAACAAATGAAGCATCTAATGCATATATAGGTGAAGTAGTATATTATAATAAAGTATTATCAGAAAATGAACTAAATAAATTATTATCATATTTAACAAGTAAATGGAAATTACCTTATGAAGGATCATATATCCATCCATACGCTTCATTACCACCGCCAATTTTATATAGAACATTACAACCAGTAGTACCGCAATTTTTTAATCCTACACAATTTGGAAATTTAGCATTATGGTTAGATGGTGCAGATTTATCTAGTGTTACATTAAGTGGATTAAATATTACACAATGGAATGATAAAAGTGGAAACTCTAATAATGCAACAGCAGTTAATACACCTCAATGGTTACCAACTTATGGTGTATCATTTAATGGTACATCTCATTTTACATTACCAAATGGCACGTTACCTATTGGAGACAGTTCATATTCATATTATATTGTTGCAAGTTTTGCTAATACAACTAGTATAAATGGATTAATAGTTGGTGGTACTGGTAGTTTAAATCAAATGAGTAGTATTAAAGGAACAAATAATAAAATAAAATTATCATGGTATGAAAATGATTTAACATCAGATTATAGTTTTACAATAAATCAACCAATTATAATAGGATCAATATATCAATCTGGTGGAAAAAGACAATTGTATATAAATGGTAATTTAGATATTTCTGATACTCCAGGAACAAGAAATCAATCAAATACTGGAAATAAAGTAGGATGCAGTGCATCATCAAATGAATTTATGAATGGTGTAATTTATGAAATTATAGTATATAATAGTCTTTTAACAAATAGTCAAAATGCGCAAATAGGATCATATTTAAATAATAAATGGATAAAATCTGTGAATCCAAATTTAATCCCAAATTTATTTAATTGGATAGATGCAGCAGATATAACAACATTATTTCAAAATATAGAGGGAACAACTCCTGTTACTGCTACAACTCAAACTATTAATTACATAAAAGATAAATCAAATAATAGTTATGATTTAAATTCAACTGGATGGGAAGGACCAACTTATACTACATTAAATTCATTACCTGCAATTAGATTTATAGGAAATAATAATTTATTAACATTAACTCAAGTACCCAAATCTGATAATGTTACAGTTTTTTGGGTTGGATCATTAATTGGTTTTAATACTGCAGTATGGGGACATTATTCTGATACAAATGTTGGTTCTGAGGATGTTATACTACGAAAATACGAACATGCATATCAAGTAAATTTTGGTTCTTATGATACTAATAGTTGTATAATAAATATACCTTTAAATGTACCATTAATTATATGGGCAACAATGGAAAATGGTACGAATATGGTTATAAATGCAATACATTCAAATGGACAAATTGTAAGTAATTTTTATATAAAACAAATAAAACAATGGCAACCCGGAAACGCAAATATTTATCTTAATTCAGTAGATGCTTCAAATTATTATTCTAGTTCATTGTTATCTGAGAATTTATATTATCAAAGAGTCTTATCACTAATAGAAATAAATCAAATTTTAACTTATTTAGGTAATAAATGGAATATACCAATACCATATAAAAATGATCAATCAAATTTAGATATAGATGTAGTATACTCAAATCAAATTATAACATTAACATTATCTACATATTATCCTCAAGTATATTTATATTATGGTTTAACAGATAAATCATATGGAAATTTAGTTCAGATTAATAGTCCAATTACAAGTAATAATGCATATGTTATAAATCCTAGTACATTGTCAATTACAATAAATATATATGATATGATAGATATACCAAAAAAAATTATATATTTTTATGCATTTACTGATTCAAATTATACAGGAGTATCTGGTCGTTCATTACCATTTTCTTTTATAGATCAATCTAAAATTAATTTAACATTAAATCATTATGATATATCATCAAATGTATATACTGTAACATTAACAAATTTTGATCCATTATTAATAAATCAAACATTAAATTTATTTGCAATTAAAAATGATTCAGGATATGAAAATATAAATCAAACTTTAACAATATCAAATGTATCACCGGGTTATACAACATACACAGGTACATTTACATATAGTTTTCCACCCTATAATATATATACTTTATTATTAACTAATTCATATAATGGATCAAATATACCGAACGGAAACATTTGTATCCAATCACCAAAGAATATATATACATTTACATTAAATAGTACGTTAATCACAGCAAATACATTTACTGGTTCAAATAATATAACATTACAATTTGCTATACCAGGATTATCAAATAATTTATCTGTAAGTAATTTAATACCAAGTGTTAATATAAGTATTGATAATATACCATTTAAAACAAATCCTCAAAAATTATTAATTAATCAAATAAATATTAATTTATATAAATATCAAAATAATGGATTTACATTATGGTTAGATGCAATGGATTCATCTACAATTACACATAATAATAATAGAATATCTGAATGGAGTGATAAAAGTGGATTAACAAATAATGGTACACAAGATGATATCACTTATAAACCGGTATATGAACCAAATACAAATGGTATTTTATTTAAAGGATATGCATATGAGGTTCCTCAACAATTTTTAAATTTACCATTTGTTACATTTAATAATACAAATTATTATACTTGTTCATTTGTATATACCTATAATGGTGGTGAATCGTATGTTATTTCAAAAGTGAGTGAAGGTGTCAATCTATATGCAACAATACTATTATTTGGTAGTGGACAATCTGTTAGATGGACACCCCAATCTGGACAATATTATGATAAATATTTTGGTGATTTTGAAATTAGTAAACGATATTTATTAACATTTACATATGATGGAATTAGATATAGATTATGGAGAAATGGTGAATTAGTACAAACAGTAAACACTACAGAAGGTATAATTCCAGATGATTTAGCAGTAACATCATGTAAATTAGGATCAGGTAATGATTCAAGTGTAAATATTAAGATACATGAATTTATATTTAATGAAACATATTTATACGATCATGAAATTCAAAAGATAGAAGCATATTTAGGAAGTAAATGGAATATAAGTGTTACCAATCCATATACAGATAATATTGTATCATTTTCACCTAACAGTAATTTAATAAATAATCAAATAACATTTTCAACAATAGATTCAGTAATTACAGGTAATCAGTCAATAACACAATTATTAATAAATCCTGTATTAACATTAAATAATGCTAGATCAGCAACACATTATATAATTGATTTAGATAATTGGAATTCAAATATAACAAATGTATTTTTATTTGTTGGTACAAATATTAAATATTATAATAGATCATTATTAATCTCAGCTACAGTAAGTAATGATGTAAATGGATATTATATCATAGTAAATTATGATTGGACATCTATGGCACCAAATACATATTATTTATCGGTGAGAAATGTAAATTCTAATACATTTGATTTTGATTTAAGAGTATCAGATCCAAACGAATATTTAACAATTGAGTAAAAACTCTTTATATTAAATTAATTAAAAAACATATTTAAATAATTTAATCTAATATTAATTCAATGGGAACTAATATTAGACAAAATTTAACCTCAAATAATTATTTCATAAGAGGAGTTGATAAGATTTATATTGATTACACTGAGAATGTATATCTAAAATCATATACTAATTGTAAAAACTTGGAATTAATATATAATAATACGCAAGTAAATAATAGTTTAACAGATATTATATTAGATAATAATGAAATATTAATTAATGGAATTCTATATAACTCTAATATAAAATATCTTGGATTACCACGAATAACCCCATTAACATATTTTAATACAGGATATTGGAAAACAAAAAATAATAATTTAAATATATCTGATGATATTAATGATATTTTTATTGATTATCCTATTAATTTACTCGGACCAAATAAAATAATAATAGAATCTGGAGAACCACAAACAGTTATATCAAAATATAAAACACAAATATTAAATGTATTTGATAATCAAGAATATGAATTACAATTTGAAATAAATGCACCAATTTTTAATGATCAAGAAAATTTTCAAGTATATTTAATACCAATTTCATCAAGAGCGAATCGAATGTTTTGTGTAAATAATAATATAATATTCGATAAAAATACAATACAATACAATATTAAATTTAATACATCAATCTTTTTTGATTCAAGATATAATTTTTCAGATAATAATTATTTTATAGGATTACAATCAAATATAACAAATAAAATATATTTATCAAATCCTTTAAAATATATATTTATAACAAAAATAAAACAATTTAAATTAATAGATTTTAAATTACATCTTAATGATTTATCATATCAAACAAGTAAAAAGAAAGAATTATTAATAAATTTTACAGTAAAAGGATTAGAAGAAAATTCAAAATTTAGAATAAAAATTAGAGAATTAAACAATATGATACCAATATATTACTCTCCCGATATTTTGTTTATTGGTGATATAATATATTATCAAAATATAGTAATTCCAGAAAATATAAGTAATAATAATTATACTGTTGAATTAGAATATGATAATAATACTATTTGTGATTTAATTTCTAATATTTGTGTTGATATTGATTATAATACAAAAATACATATATTAAATATAGATGAAATTTCAAATATAACTATAAATGAAACAAATGCATCAACAATAAAATTATATTTTGAAGAAAAATATATATCATCTGTTGTTAATATATCATTAAATAATATTTTCATAAAAAATGATATTATAACAAAAGATAATTATAATAATTATTCATTTTCATTTATTCCTCATGGTAATATTTTTAAAGAGGGTATATATAATATTAGGGTACAAACAAGTGGACAAAATAAATATTTTGCAAAAAGTGTAGAAACAATAAAAATTTCATCAATAGAGAATAATCAAAATTTAACTATAAAACCAAATTTTGGATATAAATATGTTTCATATTCTGCGCATCCAAATTATAAAACAATAAAATCAAATAATAAAATATTTATAATACCAGAAGGAGTATCAAAATTATATTTTAATATAATTCATAATAAAATAAATTATACAGGTAAAATTTCTGTAAAAAATAATTCAATTGTAACAATTAAATCAGATAATAAATTAAATTTTTCAATAGATAATAAATCAATATTCAATCTTGGTTTAAATGATGAAATAAATAAAGAAAAAATAGAAGAATTAGAATTAACACCGATTAATCAAAATAATTCAATAACAATAGATTATATAACAGATGATAATTATAAATTATATTTAAATAATGTATTAGATATTAAGAAAGGGGATTTTATTCATATTTATAGTGCAAATAATGAAAATGGTAGAAATATAAAATTTTATAAATTAACTCAAATTGAGTATAATGAAAATAATGGATATTATATAATTATATCAAATAAATCATCGTTTGATTTTACAGGAAAAATATATTTTTATATTAAATTAGAACATATTTTAAATCCAATTTATGCTGGTTTTATATCAATTACAGACTATCCATTAATATTTTCATTAAATATTAATAACAATTCAATAAAAATGAATACAATTACATATGCAAAAATTACAATAAATAATTATTCAACAATTAGTGATATTCCAATAGGATATTTTGATATATATTTAGTAAATGATATTTATGGAAATTCACCAATATATTTAACAAAAGTAGCAAATAGTTCAATTTTAGATTTTTCATTTGTTTTTGCGAATAAAGATATTCAAGATAAATATTTCATGATTTACGCTAGAAATGATAAATTTATAATAAACAAGATAATAAATATTCCAATTAAAATAATAGAAGATGAAACATATTCAATAACAGTAAATGAAGTGATAGAAAAAACAACAGAAACAATTGCATATACAAGTTTTACAAATTTAAAAGCAACACCAGAAGTAAAAACAATTATAGGTGTATATACAATATTTGATCAACCTCCAAATAAAATTACACCATCATATTTCTTACAACAATATGGATTATATACATATAAAAGTGTTGCAACATTAGGATCACAATATGCAAATTATAGTGGATATTTAATTTTACAAACAGATCCGTTATCAAATTCAATATCACAATCATATACAACATTAGATTCATTTATAACATATATATTAGGTCAACTTGCGAATAAGACAATTAATGTAATTAATGTACCACAAATATTTAAATCATCATATGTTACAAATGATTTTATATCAACAACACATACATTTGAATATTATAATAATATAATTTTTAACAATGAGTTAATTAATGTTCAAAGTTCATTATGTTCTCAAGTTGTTCAAAATACTCAATTAATTTCAAATATAACAACAATTAAAAATAATTTTTTTCAATCGTATAACGATCAAATTAGAAATTATAATGGTCAAAATGAGATTAATAATCAAATTAGTACAATTTCTACATTAACAAATAGTGCACCAAGATATTCTTGGATTGAAGATTTAGGTCATTATATTGGTCAATATTATGAATTATCAATAAACAATGTTACAATTGAAAAAATAACATCAGATTGGATGAATGTTTGGAATGAAATTAATTTACCAGTAGGACAAAAAGATGGATATAATAAAATGATAGGTAATATAGATAAATTAACTAATTTTTCATCAAATACAATACCTGCAACACAAATTAAGATCCCATTAAAATTTTATTTCAATAGATATAAAAATACTGGAATGAGTATACCAATGATTAGTTTATTACATTCAGATGTTAAATTAACATTACAATTAGAACAATTATTAAATTTAATTATAACTGATCCATTAACAAAAATAACATCATCTTCAAGACCAAAATTAAAATTATATTTAACATATGTATATTTAGATAATGAAGAACGAAAACTATTTGCACAAAGTAAACATGAATATTTAATTGAGCAAGAAAATTATCGTAATTATTTTCATAATGGTACATCATTCGAAACTAAAATAAACTTAATGCAACCTGTAAAAGATTTATTTTGGATGGCTCAACCATTAACAAATATTGCAAATAAACAATATTTTAATTATACACAATCTAAATTTTATAGATTATTAAAAAATTATGATAGATATGATGAAGATAATCCAGTTACTGAATTATCTAGAACAATATATAAATATTTTTATACAAAATATCCAAATATACAATATATTCCATTATATACAAATAATAAAATAAAAAAAGCACCATTACCAGATTATTCTGCAATTAATGAATCAAAATTAGTATTAAATGGTCAAAAACGTTTTGATGAGAATATAGAAGCGACTACATTAAGAAATTTTTATAGATATAATAATATTCCGGTATCTGGTATTCATGTATATCCTTTTGCATTATATCCAAATGAATATCAACCATCAGGATCATGTAATTTCTCAGAATTAGGCGATGCATTTTTTTCATTAAAAACCAATCCTGGGCAATATGCGATTAAAGTTATAGCTAGAAATTATAATTTATTAAGAATTATGGGTGGTCAAGCAGGATTAGCATTTGAATTATAAATGTTAATTTTGATTGGTCAAGCAGGATTAGCATTTGAGTTATAATTTTTTTAAAATAATTAATTAATTATTTTAGATAAAGAAAAAAAGTAATTAATAATATGGTAAACGGTCAAATACAATTAGTTGCATATGGAGAACAAGATATTTATTTAACTAGCAAACCAGAGATAACATTTTTTCATGCATCATATCAACGACACAGTAATTTTTCTCGAGAATCAATGCCTCAATTATTTAATTTAAAACCAAATTTTGGCAATCGAGTTACATCAATTTTATCAAAAAATGGTGATATGATAGGAAATATATATTTATATATAGAATTACCTGCAATTCCTTCGTCTTTTAATGGTGTTGATGTTTATGTTGCATGGAGTAGAAAAATTGGTCTTGCACTAATAAATAGAGTGGAGATAGAAATAGGAGGCAGAATTATAGATAGACAATATGGAGATTGGATGAATATTTGGTTTGAATTAACAGATATGAAAAAAATAGAAAAAATGATTGGTGATACTCCTGATATGTATGAATTTACATTAGGTAAACCATCTAAAATAGTTCATATTCCATTATTATTTTCATTTTGCAGAAATTTTCTTCCATTACCGATATTAGCGATGTATCATTCAGATATTAAAATTCACGTAGAATTTAATCCATTAAATCAATGTTTATTATATGGACCAACACATAGTATACAAATAAATAAGAATATAGTAAACTTTAATTTTGGTGAATATATTTCTCAACAACAGGGAAATAATATCACATATATGAAATATATATCATTTGATCCAATAACTCAACTATTATCGTATTTAAAAATAGATAATAGTAGTTCACTCGTTACTTCTGGAGGAGTAAATGGTAATATAATTGGTGTTGATACAAATTATCAAACAAGTATTAGTGGTACAGAAACAACATATATTAGTAAATCTTCGACAATTAGTTTTTTAAATAATTTAACAATCAGCAATAGTTTTTTATATGTTGAATATTATTTTTTAGGTGATGATGAAAAATTAAAAATTTCACGAGCAACAATAAATATATTATTTGAATATTTACAATCGGATAGTGAACGTTTATTATATAATAGTGCAAATATGATTAATCTAGGATTTATTCATCCAACAAAAGAATTATTTTTTAGAACACAATCAGATATTTTGTTACTAGGTGGATTACGTGATATGTTTAATTATACAGATGGTATATTACCTACATCTAAATCACATATATTACAAGCTCAATTAATATTAAATGGCAAAGATCGTACATCAATGAGACCTTCTAATTATTTTGAATTATTAGAAGTATTGAGAGGTCATAAAAGAACACCATCACCTGGCGTTATGGTTTTTTCATTTGCATTTGCTCCAGAACAATATCAACCATCTGGATCATGTAATTTTAGTAGAATTGATAATATTGCATTACAATTAATTTTAAGTCGTGCAGTATCTTATAGTAATCCTGTTAGATTAAGAACCTATGGATTATCATATAATGTTTTACGAATTGATAATGGTAGAACACGAGTTGTTTTTGACAATTAAAATAATAATAATTATTATTTTAATTACTTTTTCTATTTGTTTCATTCGATTCACCATTATTAATTTGTTCTAATACTTGTTTCATTCTATCAGAAATAAAGAATTTATAATCATTACATCCCATATATTTTTTAGTAAAATTTTTATAATTTCCACCGCTTTGAGTAAATTTTGGTTTATTTTCTTCATTAATTGCTTCTTTTAATAAAATTAATTTTTCTATGTTTTTTACCGTTTTTAATGTTTCTAAATTTACATTACCATAACCATCAATTAAAACATCATTACTTTTTAATATATTTTTCATATGTTGAATTGTTATATCTTTAGTGATATAATCAGGAAATTCATCATTTATTAATTTATAATTTATTAATAATTTATTTAATTCAATTAATTTATTTTCTATTTTTTTAACTTGTTCAATTTCATCTTTTAATGATTTTAATTCTTCCATTTCAATTGTCTTACCATTTGCTTTTAAATATCCTTCCATCTTTTCTAAAAATTTATTATATTGACGAGAAGTAAAACAATATTCTAAAAAATTATCACTTCCTTCTGGTATTTTTAATTCACCATCTGCACCGCCTCTAAACCCCAAGAATTTTTTAATTTGTTCAAATAAACCTTCTTCTTTTATTAATTCTCCTGCTTCTTGTTTATTATTATCTTCTTTTAATTTTTGTAATTCATTATATTTCTTTTCAAAATATACAGTTAATTTATCTGTAATATATGTTGGTTGTGCAGGTCCTAGTTTTTCTACTTTTAATATTTCTGGAAATGCATCTGTTGTTGGTTCATTTTTAAATGTTAATATAGATGCAGTTCCATTAATAAAAGATAATACCGCCATTAATTCCAAATCTTTTTCAAACTTTTTAGTAGGAATTAATACAAATCGTGCAATACCATAATCATTATCTTCAATTGTTTTAATTACAAAATTTTCATTAACTAATTGGATTGACCACATATTTGCTTTTTCAATCATTTTTTGTTTATGAATTTTTACTCTTTGAGCATCATCTGATATTTTTTTTAATTGTTCCTCTGCTTGTTGTTTTTCATTATTAATATCTGTAATTAAATTACCACCAATTTGTTTATGATATTTAGTAACATCTTTAATTAATTTAACATATTTATTAATTTCATGTGTGATAGAATGAAATAATGAATTTTTACCACCAGATTGTTTTTTTAATGTTTCAGATAATTTATTTATTTTATTATTTATCTTTACACTAATATCTATTTTACCTCCTCCATTTTGTTTTAATATAGCAACATTGATTGTATAATCTTCGGGATTATATTTTAATAATTCTAAAGGTATTTCTTTGTTATATATACGTGAATATATTTTGTTTTTTAATGTTACTGACATTTCATCTAAATATTTTTTAATTTTTGATGTTTCTGATGATTGTTCTAATTGTTGGTTAATTAAATTTAAAAAGTTAAAAGTAAAATGTTCTGGTATAGAAGATACAAATTCTATATTTATGATTTCATCTATTTTAGTGTATTTTTTTTCAATGAAATATGCATATAAACATGCAACTATAACCATAATAATTTCATTATTATTTAATATTTTTGGTATTATTTTAGAATCAATTTGTTCTCTATAATGTTTAAAATAGTAGGACATTATATATTTTAATGTTGGTTGATTATCATCGAATACATTATCAAATAATTCAACCGACATACCACCTCTAAATGCTCTTTGTAAAGAAGGGGGTAAAAGTGTGGGTGTTAATTTTGGTTGAGGTTTTAATTCACTTTGAATACCTAATTCTTTTGATAAATCTGTTTGATTAGATTTATCTGCTTGAGATTTAATACCTTGAGATATTCCAAGAGATCTTAATAATTCTTCTCCACTTTCATTTGAAAATCCTTGGGGTTTAGATATAGGTGAAACATTAATAGGAATTGGAGATAATGTTTTAGTTAATAATGGAGGTGGTGTAATAAGAGTAATTCCAAGAGTAGAAGTTGTTGCAATTGGTTTAACCGGTTCTGGTTCTGAATGTTTTTGTGAAAATATTGATTGAATATGTTCATTAACTAGAATTAGATTATCATCTTTAGAAGTCTCTTTATCAGTATATATTTCACTTAATTCTATTTCAGAAGTTTCCATGCTATTTTTTTTATTATCTACTTGATGATCTTCTGTTATTTTTACTTTACTAGAAATTGGTTTTGTTTTATTTAATTCTTTTGTAAATATTTCTGATAAATTTAATTCAGATTCTGTTGTTGATTTTATCGGTATTTTTTTAGTATTAGATGATTCTTTTGATTTTATTTTAATACTAATATATTCTTTTAACAATTTGTTATATAAATTATTTTCTGGTTTTATCATGTATTATTATTAGTAAATAAATTAAATATAATATGTTATATTTAATTTATAAAATTTAATAAGATATTTTTTTGGGTCTGGCGTTTGCAACTAATTCATTTAATAAGTTTTCAATTTCAGATAATTTACCGACTTGTTTGGAGAGTCTTAATGATTTTTCGGTTACTTCACGACCTTTATCTGCTAAAGTTTTGAGGGAAGCAGTGTTTGCGGGTCTAGGTAAACCTTCAGATAAAGGATATTGTGCGAGGTAACCATTAGCGTCTCTTAAATTTTTGAGGTCTTCTTCTAATCCTTCAAAACCACTTTTTACTTTGGTTACATAAGTTTGAATTTTAGTGTCAATGGAACCGGCTAATGGTACACCAGATACCGCCAAGTATTCTGTTTTTAAAGCATTAATTCTATTTTGAATTACTGATACCATAGTATCTACTGCTTCATTACCACCGTATAATGCAAAGGGATTGGCACCACCATTCATTACTAATTTAGGGTATAAGGGTGCATGAGGGTTGTGTTCAGCGCCACCACGCATAGCAGTCATGACGGGTTTAGCATAACCTACTGTAAATATTTGAGGTTGGACCATGCGAGTTATTGCACCTGGTGCATTAGCAGCGTATACCGCATCACGTACAATAGGATTTACACCACTTAATACAGTGACTGATTGTACAACGGGTTTAGTTAAAAGATTAGGGAATGTGGCGACAGTGGATGGTAAACCAGCAGATGCAAGTCCATCTAAAATGGATTTTACACGTTCGTCCCATTCTTTAAATGCGGCTTTAGCTTTGGCAGATGTTAATTCTAAACTAGATATATAAGAATCTTCTAATCTACCGGGAATATGTTTGTAGGTATCTAATGTCATCGCTTCGCATACAGAATCTATTTTGATACCAATGTAGTTCATGTAGATAGGAGCACAGAAACGTTTAGCGAGTTCTTCAGAACAGGATACACGTAATACTTGTTTGCCATTGTGTACAAGGTAATCAGCGTTTCTGTAACTCTTTATTAATATTTCCTTAATGACCCACGCCATATTTACAAGTACTAAAGTACCACCAGCTTGACCGCCGTCCATACCAGAACCACTGGAAGCACTGGAAGAACTGGAAGCACTGGGAGCACTGGAAACACCGGAAGCAGCGGCAGCAGCGGGAACACTGGGAGCACTTAGTTCGGCAACATCGGGAACACTGGAAGCACTGGAAGAACTGGAAGCACTGGGAGCACTGAGAGCACTTAGTTCGCCAACATCATCGAGATCAATTGGGCCTAAATCGGGTGATGCTGATCCATCACATTTTTCAGCTGAAGGCAAACCTAAACCTAAAAGAACTGCAGAGATATAATCATTAATAGGGTTTCTGTTAAGTTTTGTAGGTGGATTATAGACAGCGTTAGAAAATGTAGAAGAACCGATGTGTCTAACTAAAGCGTTTTTTAATTCAGTAACGTCTTTATTTACTCGTTCTTTATTCATTTCTCTTATATAACTTATTTTAGAAAAAATTATAAAAAAATTTTAATTAATTTATAATCCTAAACTCTTTCCTAACTTTATAGTTTTTTTTACCCAATCTTCATTTAAATATTCTTCTATCATAATCGATTCAAATTTATATTCTATACCAAATAATGTACCGCATATTGTACCCATTGTTGAATTATCTGTAGGACCTATAACTCCCATTAATACCATTTTTTCCCACGATCCTCTACAATATAATAATGAATCATATGCACATAATATTGCATCATCTGCACCAAATCCATATCCAAATTCATCAGGAGTACTAGATAAATAATATAAATATTGATATCGACGTTGAGGTTTTATCATTAAATAAATATTTGGATTTAATTCAGTTAATGCATTTTTTAAATATTGTCCAATATATTCATTCCACATAGTAACATATTGTTCTTTTTCTATAATAAACGTATCATCATCTAAATTTAATTCTTTAATAATAGATTCAAATTCATCGCTTAATAGATAATCAACTAAATTAATAGCCCATTTACTTTTATCTATATTATTTTTACCATATGATAAAAATAATCCTAGTGTTACTGCGCTTAAATAACATTTTACATTAAAATTTGTAAGTAAGATATTTAATATTATTTGTTTTATCATTTTTTTTCTATCTTTTTTATTTGAAAATAATAATGCAATAGGAATAATACGTGTAATAATAACAGGTTCATTTGCTTTTTGATCATATATTGGTTTAAAAGTAGAAGAATCTAATTTATTTAATAAATTTAAATAATTAAAAGGGAGGATATTCCGAAATTTATTATTTTTATCAGAATATTTTTTATAAATTTTACTATATTCTTCTCTACAATTTAGATCATAATCATCTTTTTTACTATTAATTAATCCTTTTAATGTTGCATATATCATAATTGTATTAATAGAATATTTATGATCTTGCAAATCTCGATTTACACTTCCAAAATGTAAAAATAAAAAATATTTTTCAATTGCATAAATTATACCCTCTTCTATAAATGAAGATCCATATTTACTTTTTGTTATTCGTTTACGATGAGTAAAACTAGTACCACTATCAAAACTAATTAAATCACCTAATATTGAAAGAATTAAGGGTTCCATATTATATTTTAACTTAAAATATAGAAAGAATAAATAATTATATATAATATAAATAATGTCAATATCTATAAATGATTATATAAATTACGATTTATACAACATATTTTTATTATCAAAAACAAATTTTAGTACATCATTATTAAGAAAAGCATATCAAAGACAAGTATTGATCTATCATCCTGATAAATTTAGTGCAAATATTAGTGAAGAAGAAAGAAAAGAAAAATATGATGCATTTAATTTAATAAATAATGCATATACTATATTATCAAATGAAAAATACAAATTAGAATATGATAATTTAAGATTAAAAAATGAATTAGAGAATACAAATTTTTTAGATTTAAAATCACAATTTAAATTACATAATTTAAATTCTAATAATAAAGTAGAAAATAATGCAGATCAATTTAAATTAAAGATGGAAGAAATGAATAAAAATATTGAAAATAAAGTAGAAAAATTAAAAGAATTATCAGAAATAGAGTTAGAAAGAGATAATAATAAAAAAGAAATATTGAATTTTTATAAAAATAATGAAGAACAATATAATTTAAATTTATTAAATTCAGAAAAAATAATACCATCTAATAATTTTAAAAGTGAATTATCAAATATTTCAGATATTAGAAATAATAAAGTTGAAAATAATGGTACTGATTTATATAATGGTTTAGTAAATAATAGTGATGATAAAAAATATGCATCTTTAGAGGATGCATTTAAATTATATAATTAATATCTTGTACTTTTTTAAGAATTTCTTCCTTTGATACTTTCTCGTTATTTTCTAATTTATTTATATTTTCTTCTTCATCTTCTTTATTTTCTTTACTTTCTTCATCTTCTTCATCTTCTTCATCTTCTTCATCTTCTTGTTCATCTTCTTTAAACTCATATGTTTTAAAATGATATAATGCACTGTCATATCCTTTTTTAATTCGATTAATTCTTTCATCTAAAGGTACATTTGGATCAATTAATTCTTGCGTATTATTTGTTACAATTTCAATCGTTTTTGATATATATGTTTTTGATTTAATATTATCTTTGTAATGCCATGATAACATTAATAATTTAATAATATAATTAAAAAATTCTATATCAAAATTTAAATCACTTATATCAATTGTCATATTTATACCTAATATTTCATCATCATTAAATAAATCAATAGGATAATTATCAAAAACACCTCCATCTACAAAATGATCATTATTATATATAACAGGTTCAAATAAAATAGGTAATGCAGATGTCATAATAAGACCTTTTGTAATTAACATATCAGGATATGTTTCATGATTTATTATTTCTATTTGATTTTTTGAAATATTTGAAACAATAAGTGAAAGTTTTTTATTTGTTAATTGATATAATTCTAAAAAGGTAATATCAGGTTTTATTCCTTTTTTCTTCATAAATTGTTCAAGTGCAATTTTTTTATTATCACCGTTATCTAATCCTTTTGTATCAAAAAAAGTATCTAAATTTGGTGCAATTAATTTTTCAAAATTAAATTCAAGAAAAAAATTATTCAAATCATTAGTTGTATAACCAATTAAAAACAAAAATGCAAGAATTGATCCTGCTGATACACCAATATATTCTTTAATATTTTGTAATACATTAATTTCAATCAAATACTTTATAGCACCAACTAAATAAAACATTTTAAAACCACCTCCACATATTAATAATTTTGTAATATTTCTTTTTAACATACTTGATAATATTTTAATTGTTTAAATTAAAATATTATTACCGTCAATTATTAAAATAATCCCAAAAAAGGGATATTTTAATATGAAGATATAAAATTATGCATTTATAGGTTCTTTAATTACTAAATCAGTTACAACTATAATTAATACACCATATATTATAATTAATAATAAATTTTTTTGACTAGGTGTAATATTATCAAAAGTTTCTAATATATTAAAACTACTTTCTTCATCATCATAATCATCTTCATTATCTTCATCATTTTGATTTTGTTTATAATGTTCTACGTGTCTATTATTTTTTGGTAAAGATGAAAGTTCTTTTAATAATTTATTTTTACAAATAGAACATTTTCTAATATGTTCATCAACTAAAGAACATGGTTTTATTGTTTTTTGATTAAAATGTTCAACTTCTTTAGTTTTTAATTCATGAGATAATTTTAATTTTTGAATTTCTTGTTTTAACTCTGTTATTTCATTATTATTTATTGCTAAAGTATTATCTACTGGTTTTTTATAATTAAATTTTTTACCTATATCAATTTCATCTTCTTCTTTTCTTTGATTATTTGGTATTCCCCATGCATCATCTATTGATGAAAAATTTAATCTATTACTCATTATTAAATTAATATATTAATATTAATAAAGATTTTTAATCTTAATTAATATTATAAATGAATAATTCAGATATTAATAATGTTTTTATTTTTGAAACAAAAAGTGCTCCTATAGATACTATTTCAAATAAAATAAATAAATTTTTAGATATATTTTCAGATAATGCATATATTTCTACATTTATTATATTATTTTTTATTTCATATGGTAGTTTCATTGGTACTGGTGGCAAACCTCCAAAATTTATAATTGATTTATTTTCAAATCCTATTGCAAGAATATTATTGTTAAGTATTGTTGCATATCAAGTAAATCATGATATTCAAGTATCGTTAGTGATGGCGATAGCATTTTTCTTAACACAACAATATATATTTAAACAAGAATCTTTTGAACAATTAAAAAATTTAGAAAAATTTCAAGACATGTATTATAATTCTCAAATTAAAAATTTAAGAAAGAAATAGCACTTACAATGATTTTATTTTACTCAAATTAAATATATATTATATTAAAAAATTTAAGTTTTTTAATATAAAAGTATATACGTTTTAAATATTAATTTACTTTCTATTTCTTTACTATGAGCAATATTAAACCCAGTGTTAAAGTTGATACGACAACCGATTTACATTTAGATTTGTTAGCAGATCCAACTAAAATAAAACCGCAGAAAAAAACGATAAATTTAACAAATATATCAGAATCAGATGATGAAGCAGATTCACATGTAGTTGATAATTTAAATAAACAATCACCAAATAGTAGAAAATCATCTAAATCAGAAACATCTAAATCATCAATATCTTCTAAATCATCTATCTCATCTAATTCATCTAATTCATCTAATAAATCAAATAAAAATTTTATTAATAATAAACCAATATTGTTATCTCAAATTCCAGTAAAACCAGTATTACCCGCTGCACCAGCACCTTCCTCAAATTTTTTTGCATCATTTTTTGGTGGAGGTGTATCTGCACCTGCTCAAACAAATACAAATACAAATACTCAACAACAACCTCCTACACAAGGATCAAATCAAAATTATTCATTTCCTACTAATCAACCAAAAGACAATTATGATACATTGACTGAAGATCAAAAAAGATTAAAAAGATTACAAAAATTTGCAGAATTAAAATATATTAAAGATACATATAAAGTAGTTTTAACCAAAGAATTTTCTTATAATTCAGATTATCATGAAATGTGTGCTGAAATTGAATTTCACAGATCAAATATTAGCAAAAAGAATAGTGTAGAATTTTTTAAATCAATGGTATTTGGATCAGTTGGAATGGTAGATAAATTAAATAAAATGTTTGATCCTTTTGGATTAAAAGATACATTAGATGGATTTCCTGAACATTTACAAATGACAACTAAAGACAGTGAAATTTATGAAGAATTAGCGGATAAATATAAATCTAAATTTAAGGAATATTCAGTTGAAATGAGATTTGTATTATTAATTGTGGGTAGTGCTGCTGGATTTATTGCAACTAAAAAAGCAGCAGAATCAATACCATTTTTTAATAATTTAGATGAAGGTATGAAGAAAGAAATGATGAGAAATTTATCTGTAAATATACAAAATAATATAGTACCTCAAACTGCTGAACAAAAAGCGAAAGAAGAGCAAGCAAAAATATTACAATTTATGATGCAACAAAAAAGACAAGAAGATGAAAAAAATCAAAGAATGCAAAATGTTTTAAAACAAAATGATTCTCAACAAAAAATATTTGAACAAATAGCTCAAAATACAAAAACTGCAATAAATAAGCAAAATTTTCTAGTATCATCTGAAATCGATAGTGAAGAATCATCTGTACAAGCAAGTGCAAGTAACTAGGGAAAAATAGTTAAAGATAAATTGAGATATACATATATATAAATATATGAGTCAAATTGACACAAATGAAAATTTAGAAATAAATAAAAATGAAACTATTAGTATTACCAGTGCTATTAATAGTATATCAATTAACAATAATGAACCACCTGTTGTTAAAATATTAAAAAAGAGAGGAAGAAAACCGACAAGTAAAGTATTAGATATTCAGTCAACAGATACAAAAAATATATCATCATCTTTAGATCTAGAAAAAGAATGTTTAATCATTCATTTACCGTTAACAAGTAATGATATAAATAAAATGACCAAAAAAACAGATAAACTAAAACAAATAAATGATAATCAAGATAAAAATAATAATATTTTTATTGAGTTATCGGAGACGAGAGAGACTGAAAATTTTCAAACATCAGAAAGTTCTTTACATAATAAAGAAATGATTTTGAATAGTGAGTTACAAATGACAGAAACATCTGATAATAAGAAAAAATGTTATAACTGTCAATATTTATCAGAAAGATGTAATGCATTACATCAAAAACTTCAGGAAGTATCAAATATTAAAAACATTCAAGAATCTTTAGCGAGTAAGATCCATGATTGTAAAATAAATATTGTTGATAGTGAAATATGTAAATGGAAAGAAAAAACTGAACTATGGTGTTGGTGGTGTTCTCATGGATTTACAAATTCTCCATTTGGATTACCAATAAAATTTGATAATAATAGATATAACGTCCAAGGATGTTTTTGTTCATTAAATTGTGCAAAAGCGTATAATATTAAGGAAAATAATTATAGAACAACTGAAATAAATTCATTAATTGAAGATTTTCGAAGAGAATTATTTGGTATATCTTCATATCCAGTTGTAACTGCTCCACCTAGACAAGCATTGAAAGTTTATGGTGGATTTTTATCAATTGATGAATTTAGAAAAGAGTTTTATATTATAAATAAAAATATTATTCATTTATCACCAAATATTGCACCTGTTCGAAACTTTTTTGAAGAAGAATACCATGATAAAATAATAAGAGCATCGTCAACAGGAGATAGACCAAGACTAAAAAGAAATACAGCACCACCACAAGTATCATATAATTTAGATAAAATAATGAATAGAACTGAAGAGAATTAAATTCTAATTATATAATATATAAATATTATATAATGAGTTCAAATGACTTACCAATTGATTTTGATGATTATGCAACATATGGAACACTTGATCCAACTAAAATTAATAATATTTTAAAACAAACTACACAACCAGTATTAAATAATTTATTAAGAAATACTTCTGGTGTATTATCTCCAATTAATACATCTGATATTTCTTCTACTGTTTCACCTAATTATTCACCTACTTATTCACCTAGTTATGCACCTATCTATTTATCAAGTATTACTCCCAGTACTGCACCTAGTCTTCCACCAAGTATTTCAACACGATTAACACCTAGTAGTGCACTAACCAATGACTCTAGTTTTGTAACTAGATTAACACCAAGTGTTGCACCAAGTCTTCCAAGTATTTCTACTAGGTTAACACCGAGTGTTGCACCTAGTATTTCACCTAGTGTAATAGGATTAAATTATTCACCAAGTATAGCACCAAGAATAGCACCAAGAATAGCACCAAGTATAGCACCAAGTATAGCACCAAGTATAGCACCAAAAATAGCACCAAGTATTGCACCAAGTATTTTACCAAATGTAATAGGATTAAATTATGCACCAAGTATAGCACCAAGTATAGCACCAAGTATAGCACCAAGTATTGCACCAAGTATTTTACCAAATGTAATAGGATTAAATTATGCACCAAGTATAGCACCAAGTATTGCACCAAGTATAGCACCAAGTATTGCACCAAGTATTGCACCAAGTATAGCACCAAGTATAGCACCAAGTATTGTACCAAGTATTGTACCAAGTATTGCACCTAGTATTACACCGAGTATTGCACCAAGTATTGTACCAAGTATGATAGGATTAAATTATGCTCCAATTTACGCACCAAGTAATGCACCAAGTAATGCACCAAGTAATGCACCAAGTAATGCACCAAGTAATGCACCAAGTAATGCACCAAGTAATGCACCAAGTGATATATTATTTGCACCAAGTTTAATTAATTATTAAAAATTATTAATTATTATTAATAATTTTTAAAATAAATTATTCATCATCAGAATCAGAGTCAAGATTATCTTTAGATAATTTAGTATTATTAACTTTGGGAGATAAAATTAAATATACATAACCCAAATCAGCGACTAAATATTTAATAAATAATGGGTAATCATTTTTTAGAAATAATTCAACTGAAGAACAAAGACCAACACATTTAGTAAATGTTGTAAGATTTTTTAATTCATATAATCCTTGAATGATTTCATGATTTTCTGCTTTCTTACTAATTTTAATACTTTCGTCATCTTTCTTATTTTCTTTCTGTTTTAGAGTTGAAGATTGACTTGCAAAATCGCCTTTACCTGTAAAGGTTAAAATATCACTCATACTTGTGATCTCAATTGAATCAGAAATATTTGCCATATCTTTTATAATCTTATGGAAGACTTGAGAAGGAACACTTAAAATTGTTTGAAAATATGTTTTATTACTATCATTGGGAAGTTTAAATTCTTTATCAGGATTTAGATCAAGTAATTTTAATTTATAATCAGTTATGCAATTTTTCTTCTCGTTTTCCATTCTAATACCTAAATTATTAGGATCACTTTTATCATAATATAATGTCAAAGAATCATCATTATTCATAGTTTTAATTAATTTATGTAAATTTACCATATCAACACCTAAAATCTTTTCCTCTTTCAATTCATAAATTTGAAATTTATCTTTCATTAAATTCATGATAATACTCATTTCATGAGTAGGTTTTTTAGCGGCATTTAAAGATATACCAGATTTTGTAAAATGTATGTTTGTTTCGGTTAAAATATCTTTAATTGCATCGATTAAAACTTTAATTGCATTACTTTGAACACTTTTTATCTCAAATACTAGAGTACTAGTTGCCATTTTCTTATATTAATATATATTCGTTTATATATATTAATTTAATTTTTCATCTTTTTTCTCTTAAATAATAATATGAGTAAAAAAGAAAAAACTAAGAAATATGAACTAGTTAATCCCTATATATTAGGGTCATTTGATAGAGTAGTTAGTGCAAGTAATTCATTACAAGCAGCACATTTAACATATCAATCATTATCTCAACATTTTTCAGAACACTTACCTAGATTTAAATTTACATTACAAAGAGTAAAATCTGATTATCAAACTGGAGGAGGAAAAGATAGTGATTATATACATTTTGAATTATTTGAAACAAAATCAAAAAAAAACTATAAAGGAATTGAATATATTATAAAACCCATAACATCTTCTTTAAATATAGATAATTTTCAACAAAAATTACAAAATTTTTTAAAGAAAAAGAAAAAATCACCTATATTTTCTTCTGAAGAAGAAGAACACAATGAACAAAAAGGAGGTTCTTTAAATTATGACGATTTAGTAGGTGGAAAAAAATATGTAGAAGATGAAGATTTAGATCCTGAATTAGAAAAAATATTATATGATGATGATGATTATAAACCAAAAAAGAAAAAAATGATAAGAGAAACAAGATTAACAGCATTATCAGGACCATTAAAAGGAAATTCAGTATTTACATCACCAATAGTATATTATAGATATGACCCAGTAATATATGCAGATACATATTCATATATACCAATTTTTACAAATGTTGCAAAACCAAAACGAATAGTATATGATACACAAGTATATCCAATATTAAATAGTATTATTCGTAATCTTTAAATTTTTTTTATTACGTTTTATTTAATAAAAAAAATAATTATAACATAATATATTAAAATGTCAGACAATGAACAAAATGAAGAAAATCAAAACAATCCTCAAACTCAATACAAAGAAATGGTAAAATCATGGTTAGAAACAGATGAAAAAATAAGTAAATTAATGACAACACTAAAGGAATTAAAAGATGAAAAGAAACAATATGAAAATTATATTATTGATTACATGGAAGAAAATCATAATGTAGAAGTTTCTATTCCAGAAGGTAAAATAAAAAAAGCAATGTTAAAATCAAAAGGAGGATTTAATGAAAAAGTAATTATTACTGGATTAGCAGAAATAACTAAAGATGAAACTAAAGCAAAAGATATTACAAAAGTTATTTCTCAAAAACGTGAAAATAAAGAAAAAATTTATCTTAAAAAATGTAAACGTGTTATTTAGATAATTTAGAAACGTGTTATTTAGATAATTTAGAAACGTGTTATTTAGATAATTTAGAAAAGT